GGCTCTGGAAGGTGGTAGGTATAGACATCACAACCTCACCTTCATCGTAGCCATGCTCTGCCGGTAATCCTGGAGAGCAGTCTTCATGCCAGCGTCGACCAGCGCAGCATTAAGACCCGCGCCAGACGTTCGACGCATGGAGAACGAGTAAGCGCCTACGGACTCACTCATCAGGGTCGCGGACTGCGTAGGCGTAGCTAGCTCGGACGTGATTGCCGTACAGATGATTGCTACGACGTCGCCGGGTGCGTCGACAAATCCGTGCGCCCCGGTTATCGAAAAACTCCCACCCCACCAGAAGGTCTCTTCATACCAGATCTCCGGGAGGTTGATGATACCTGAAAGCGACGGGTTAAATACCGTGATCTTGTCTACGGCATCGAAGTGGTACCAGGTCACCGGGATGTCCTGAATACCAGGCGTACCCGAGAGCGCGGTAATCGAGTCAATCGACTTGATCGGCTTCCACGAAGTCAGCTTGATGATCCCACCGTCAGCCGTCGTGATGATTGTATCGGACGCATGGTACAGGAAGTCTCGGCGACAGTACCTACGGACGATTGCCGAGGCATCCGCAATCATGCCGTCGACCCGGCCTGCTTCGACCTGGGTCAGGCTGCGGCCTAGCCTCGCCGCGATATCATCCGGCGTGACGAGGCCAGGCAACGCAGTCATTTCCCCTCCTACTCCTTGGTCCCGGAGTGGCCCGTGCCGCGACGGCCGGTGCTACGCTGCTGGCTGCCCGGAGTGCTACGCTCCACGGCTTCGCCGCGCTTCTCCTGGTATCCCTCGCGGGTGTCATCGCCCAGAGCCTCTTCCTTCGCCTCCAGAGCGCCCTGCTCCCACGGCGAGAGCGTTTCGACATCAGTACCGCCGGTGTCAGCGGCCATGAGCTGTCCGCCCGTCGTCGGGTAGCCGGTCTTGACGTCGATCGCGCCCGTAGTAGGCGGCGTCGTGCCGACACCAAGGACTGCGCCGAACGGCCAGCGAGCAGTGATCGCGCTGCCCTTCTGCATCACAGTGACCGGGTTGACGGTCGCGTAGGCGAGACGCATGACCATCCGCATGGCCACGGCGTCCTGCTGCATGAGGTTGAGGATGACCTTGCCGGTGTCGTCCGAGATGACGCCCTCGGTGAACATCTTGAAGGAGATGTCCTGGCGCATCCCGATGATCGCCTTGGTGAAGTCGCCGCCGAGCATCACCGCGCCCGCCGTCGGCATCTGCCAGGAACCGTTGTTGACCTCGGACATCTGGTAGCCGTACAGCGTTCCGCCCGGCTTTCCGGTCATGTCCGGCTGGTAGATCGGGATGCCCTGAGCCGACCGGATTCCGACCAGCTTCCAGTTCATTCCCGGCATCGCCGCGAAGCCGCTGAGCGTGTAGCCGGTCTGGGCCATGTGCTCGCCCAGCGCCGCTACGTCCTGACCAAGGTCAACGCCGGTGCCCTCGATGACAGTGTTGCCGGACTTGGTAGCTCCGACAAACACCGACTCACCCCAGGTGGCCGGCTTGTTGATACCCCACAGGACCGCCGAGTCGATCAGCGCGCCGACCGCTTCTGTGATCCGCGGCTGAACCTGCGACCAGAGCGGCACGTCCGCGTCATCAAGATACGCGATCGGGATGGGCACGATACAGGCCAGTTCCTCGACGACCATGACGACGTTCTTCCACGCCTGCTGAGTCGTCTGCTTCATGCCGGTGTCGCCGCCGACCCAGTACGCCATGGGCAGCACGTCGAGCACTGGCATGCGCTGGGTCTTCGATGACAGGGTCGTCTTGTTCATGAGGCTGAGCGCAGCGGACTGCTTCGGTGCCTCCTGGATAATGGCCGTCGCTAGAGGCTGCGGCACGAGAGGGTCGGGAGCGCCCTGAGTTCGGGTGACTCCTTCATTGTAGATCGCCATCTAGTGGCCTTTCCCGTCACAGCCTTTACTGCGACGCTATGATCCGTGGAGCAGCTGGCGGAACCATTGCTCTTGCGTTGCTGGCGCCGTTCCGGCGGGGGCTGATCCAGCCCGCAGGGATTCGACCGGACGACCCGGTACGACTTGAGGCTGGCCGTTCCGGCCATTGCCGTTTGCGACGACAAGTTCGCCTGACGCGATCTTTTCGTTCAGCATTTGTTCCGCTATCGCCGTAGCAGTCTCTTCGATGCTGCTAACGAGTAGCTCTGCTCGCTCATTGATTTCCTCTTCCGTTCCGGTTCCGAGGAAATCGATGAGTTCTACGGGAAGGTCGTGAGCTGCGGCAGCCATCATACGAGAATGCATGTCGCGTGCCTCGTCGCGCTCGCGTTCCGCTTCGCGCTGGGCTGCCTGAGCCTTTTCGACCTCGGTCATATTGGCCTGGTCGATCGTCTTCAGTCTCGCTGCTGCTGCGGCGTTCTCCTTGGCGCGCTTCTCGTGCTTCCGCGCCATATCCTTCCAGTGAGCAAGCTCGGCAGCCGGGTCAGGCGTTTCGCCCTCCTGGCCTTGCGTCTGCTCGCCACCTTCGAGTTGCCCTTGGCCCTCGGTATCGCCCTCGCCCGTTCCGGGCACAGCACCATTCGCCGTTCCGGCGTCAGCTGCGTCAGCACTCATTACGTCTCCTTACGTACATACGACCGAAGCACTTATTGCGCCATAGCTACATTGAGCAGCACTAGCTGTTCCATTCCAGTAATAGTACAATTGTATTGTATGTGATCCAGGAGCTAGCCCGGTAAAGACCCAGGTGTTTGATACGGTTGCATTAAATCCCATTCCAGAGTTCTCTCCGACAATTTTCGCCTGCGGGTTAGCAAGAGTTCCATCTATGCCAACCTGGAAAGCATAGATCGCATTCACTGCTGTATTTGCTACCATAATCTGAGCAAATACTGACCCCTGAATCGTAGCAACACCAGTCATCCCAGCCGGAACAGTAAATGTCACAGAAGGATTAGGTATAGCATGGAAAGTGGCATCGTTAGTAGCGACAGTATTGCCGCTACTGCTCTGATTATAGTACGTCGCGGGAATCCCGGCCGGAGTCATCCCGTACCACAACGCAGTACGAGTACTCCATAGGAATTCCTTAGCCGTATTCCCAAGTATGGTATCGCCAGCACCGTCCGCGACATTCGAGCCCGAGGCGGCAAACGTAATTGACCCAGCGCCTTCATTGATGATCGCAATCTTCTGGCCATCTATCGTTCCCGGAGCCATAATGACGCCAGTGACCGCTGCGGCACCGGAAAACCGCACAGAAGCAACATTAGCCGTAGCGATCGTTCCGCCGCTGCCAGGAACTATAGCGCCCGCCGAGCTAGGCGTAAGAATCAGGCCCTGGGAAACCGACGCCTTCAGGAAAGTGGACAGCGGCTCGCCAAAATTGTTAACGGAATACGTAGGACGGCCAGCGTACGTGCCGGTACCGGGAGCCACATTGTTAAAGATCTGGCAATCACTAACAGTCGATGTACCAGCCGTAAAGTTCATCGTTGCTGCGACATAGCCAGCAGTAGGAGTGGTGTTAACCCAGGTTCCGAATTGACATCCTATAACATTGATAACACCATTCCCCGCCCAGAACAATTCATAACATGTTCCAGCAGTCCTGGCATTAGTTGTGAATAGACAGTTAGTCAATGTAATGAAGGTAGTAGTGGCAACACCACTAAAGTACAGTCCGTGACTCTGCGCCCATCCAAATACGCAATTCGTAGCATAGATTCTTGCTCCGGCAGTAATCAGTCCGGCGTAGAGACCTCCGGCAAAATAAGAGTTTGATATGTATATATCGCCAGGGTTATTGGCGCCAGTATTCTGAACGAGCAATCCTGATCCAGTAGTACCGCTGTAAGATCCGACGTCCGTTCCTTCAATAAAGATATTGGTAGATACGCCGGAAATAACGATGCCATTACCCTGATTGCCCCAAATGATACAATTATCAACCTCGACGTGTATCGCGTCTTGGATGTTAATAGCAGCAGATGCCTGGCAATTGACAAGATTACATTCATTAATAGTTGTAGTGAATGTAGTAGCCGTTCCGGCCAGTCCTTGAAGGTTTATCCCGCCCTTACAACCATTCGCAAAGAGCCTGCTAATATGCGCCCATGAACTAGCACCAGTCGCGTCACATATGACGCTTATGCCGTACCCATTGAAAGCTAGAACTTCTACATTTGTAGTCTGGAAGTACGGAGAATGTACAACCTGAATACCATCGGCAACCGGGTTGGTATTCCATGCCGTAGTGAATTGAATCAAGAAGTTGTTTACAGAGTTACGGCCACCGCCCGTAACAACAATTGCCCCAGCACCAGCAAACGCAGCAGTCGGCTGAAGCCTTGATGCGGTACCATCGCCGCGAAGTTCAACAAAGTTACAGTTGTTGAAGTTGATAGGAGATGAGATCTTATACCATCCAGGCGGCAAGTAAACCGTACCGCCATACCCCGTAGCGTTCGCGGCGACAATAGCATTATTTATGGCCGCCGTCGAATCAATATTGCCGAGAGGGTCCGCGCCGTACTTCCTGACATCATACCAGGCAGGACGAGTATCATTGTTCGCTAGAAGATCACCAATATTACTAGCAGCATACTTCGGCCTACTATTGGAAGGACTATTGTAAGCAGTTCCCGCGCCACCAGCGAAGTAACAGTTGTTTACAGTAGCGACAACATTAGCCCAGAAGGCACATGAGTTCGTAACCTGCCCAGCGCCCGAGCCTATCGGCGTACTGAAGGTACACCCAACGACGATGACATTGCCGCCCGTGATGTTCCATAGCAAGTCGAAATGATTAGCACCGGCCGTCTTGCTATTCAAAGTGAATGTACATGCCTGGAATATAACTTGATCCGCTACGTTGCCGGTACCACCGGTGAAACATGCACCATGTAGCTGATTCTGCTGGAATGTACAATTGACAAAAGATATCTGCTTGCCACTCGTAACCTGTAGTCCTATATTGCCTTGCTGAATTATCGAATCGGAAACCATAATGTTGACGGGATAATTCCCGGCACTAGGTCCAATCAACATCGCCTGCGGAGCAGCAGAAGTACATCCCATGTCGACATTGTTCATGGTGACGGCACCACCGGCGCCAACAATGCTAACAAATCCTCCGGCACAACTACTACCGTCAATATTCGTTATCTGAGCATCCCAGATATCTTGCAGCTGGATAGCCGCATACGACTGACAGTTGTCGAACATACAATTGGCGATGTAAACACCCATCATATGATCGGGCGAGTTAGTGCCAGCACAGCAAATTCCGCCAGCGGAATAGTACGAGTGGAACTTCTCAATAACCGGGTAGTAGCTGTCTCCCGTCGCGTCCGAGTAGATAAGCAGAGGCCAGCCATTCTGGTACATGATCTCTACGTTATCAACACGGAAGCTTGTCGAGTGATTAACGATACATCCATGGCCAGCGGCATTGCTGGCCATTGTCGCTGACGGCCATTGAATGATAAGATTCTGAAGCGTTATCCCGTTCCCTCCAGTGACGTTCATCCACTGACCACCAAAGCCATTGGTAGGCTTGATGTATGTGGCTTGCCCATCACCCAGGAGAGTCACGCCATTTCGAGAAACGATATTCAGCAAAGCCGATATCTTGTAGCTACCGGCCGGCAAGTAGACGACGCCGCCTCCAGCCGTCCCGGCCGCGTTGATAGCATTCTGGATCGCCGCAGTCGAATCGGCCGAACCAGTAGGATCTCCACCATACTGCGTAACGACGTTATACCATTGAACGCCAGATGAAGCATTACTGCTGATAACCTGCCAATTAGCCCCGTCCGACTGAACCATGACAAAAGCATATTGCGTAGCAAGGGCAACACTCGCCTTGCCATCAATTGTCTGACTACTCTGGGTAGCAACAGTCACCACGTTAACCGAGGCATCAATCTTCTTGACAGTGTAGATCTGTCCGGCGATACCGACGGCAGCGGCGCTCGGCAGCGTTACCGAGAACGCAGCGCCATTAGCATTAGCAAGTACGGTACTGTCAGTTCCGGTAAGCGTATAGGCGCCAGTCTTCGAGACAGCACTCGTCGACAACCCGGTTGTATCGATTCCGCCATACGCGGTAAACAGTCCATCTGTCGCAACCGAGTTAGCGCCAAGACGGTACAGGTCCGCGTCCGCCGCTGCGCCAAACTTGATCGACGCGCCCGAGTTAAGGTACAATGTCCCTGGCGCATACAAATTACCAGAGCCGTCATTCAGGACGGTAACTGAGCCATTGTACGCTACCGGCGACGTATTGTTAACATTCATCACCGTCGAGGTAGTACCGGCGTCCGTAATGATGAAAGCTACTGCGCCGACCACAGGACCGTTATCTACCGCGCCGACGACCAGGCAATTCTTCGCGTTATTGGTGATGCGGATACCGTAGTGGGCATTCTGGAATACGCGCGGCGATACGAGAACGTTGCCAAACCCGCCAGAGATCGTGAAGTTGTCCCCGGTATTCGATTCCGCGCCAGCTCCATTAACCACTACCGACTGGCAGTTAGTCAGGACGATGCCCTGCGCATTCCCGTCGGCCGCACAGCCATTCATGTCCGAGTAATTCAAATTGGTATGCGTGAACCCGGCTAGCCCGTTGCCCTTTGAGAAGCAGCCGTTCCAGACGCAGCTATCGCCGTACGTCGAGCTATGCGTATTCCAGCCATTGCCATTATTGTTCTGCGTTATGACGCGATCGAACACCGACGCCATCGGAGTATCGATGTCGATGCCATCCCCGCCAAAATGCTGAACGAAGACATCCTCGAAATGAAGGAACCCGGTATTCGAGAATGAGCTTAGCTTGAACTGAATTCCCTTGCCGGTTCCGCTGCCGGTTCCGTTCAGCTGAATATTGCTAATCTTGATCTGATACAGGTCTGTTCCGGTAAAGCAGTTAGAGCCAGCCGACGTCTGGTTAATGACTGTGTTAGCATCACCGTCACCGCGTATCTGTATGCCGCCGTACAATACGAGAGGCGCGCTGATCTTATACGTGCCCGGCTGGAAGTATACGACGCCGCCGCCAGCATTATGCGCCGCGTTGATCGCATTCTGGATGACCGTAGTCGAGTCTATATTGCCGGCATTATCCGCGCCGTACATCGTCTTGACGTTATACCACATTACAGACGGCGTACTACCCTGCGCCGTCGATGGTAGGATCGCCGTGACTACCGGCTTAGCCTGCGCCGTCACCGTGACCTGGAATGGCTCGTACGTTTCTGTCATTGCGTCACCTGCGGCTCACAGGTAACCGACCCAGCGGCAAGAGTTGTGATGTTCGGATTCGACAGCTGTACGTCCCACGCCGAAGTTAGAGGCAGAAGATTAGACTGAATTGCCGGAAGATGGAAGTGTAGCAATCCAAGAACGCCGGTGTCAATTGTTACGACGAAACTGGCAAGAACATTCGGGCCATCAGGAGTTAGCCGGATCTGGCTCATAGGCTGTGAATTGGTGAGGTCGATCAGGTTGCTGTTCTGGTCCATGACTTGCATGTCAAAGAAAAAGTCATCGCCCTGATAGATAACCAGGTTGATAGTCGCAGGCAAGACCGTAAGAGTCTGTATAACGGAACTATAACGGGGATCGACTTCAGGCATCTTCTCGGTTACAGGAACCAGGCGAGGGGGACGACCGCCGCGAGTCTTCATCTGGGTCGGCGAA